ACTAGAAGTACGAGTTGGCTGATTTACTAATGCTCTTTGACCAGCTTGTGCTTGAGTTGGGAAGAATTCTTGTTGAATTGAACCAAGCTCTTGCAACAAACCTTGCTGTTGCTTTTGCTTTTGCAAATTAGGAATGATGTTCTGTACAGCTTGGTAGCCAGTAGCAATGCCACCACCACCAAAGATGCTACCCAATAAGAACTGATTAAGAGCCTCATCCTTAACCGCCTTTTGGTCTTCTTCTGATAAGCCTTTTAATTGCTCTTTTGGTAATAGAAATTCCATGATAATTCCTTACTTAATTACGCTCATTCCAAAGCTTGAGCCACTTGACGAGCTTTGCATACCAGATCCACCGCCAACATTGATGCCCAATGCTTGATTGAGAATCTGCTGTTGCTCCAATGGCAGATTGCGGATTGCATCCAACTGTTGCTGAGAGAAACCTTGTTGCAATGCACCTTGTTGTTGGAGTGCTTGAGCGCCACCAAAACCCATTTGCTGACCTTGACCAGCAATATTAGCCAGTAGTCCACTAGAGCCAATACGCTGTTGATTAGCTTGTAAACCAGCACCTTGATTAGCTAAATTAGCTTGCAAGAAGTTTTGAGCATTTGCTTGTGCAATTTGATTTTGAGCCGCTTGGTTAGCCAATGCAATCTGTTGTGCATTTTGTGTATTAAGTTGACCAACAGACAAATCAATACCTTGGTTAGCAAGAGCCGCACGTAAGGCCGCATCTTGATTAGCCAAACCAAACTGACCCGCAAGTTGTAAGGATTGTTGTGTAGTAGCCAAGTCTTGAGCTTGATTAAGTTGTTGTGCTTGCATAGAACGAGCCAAATCAGCCTCAGAAGCTCTTTGTGCGGCTTCATAACCAGCAGCATTCTGTTGAGCAAGCAATCTAGCCGCATTCTCACCATAAGCACGATTTGTCTCTGCCTCTGCCACACCTTGGCGAGATCCACCAAAAGCACGTGCCGCAGTAGCTTGAGCCGCAGTTTGTTGTTGTTGCAACTGTCGTGAACGCTCTAAATCAGCAAGACTTTGCTCAGTAACTGCTTGTGTATATGGGTTCATATACGCTTGCATATTCTGATTCAAGAAAGAACCAGCAGTAATATCACGAATATTTGCACGTGCTTGAGGAGCAATAGCACCTAATGCTTCTTGTGCTACTTGTTGACCAGTAACTCCTTGAGAAGCAACATCACGAATATCACCACGGCCTAGTTGGGTAGCATTTGCTAAAGAAGCATTAACATTTTTAGAATATACGTCTTGTGGACGATAAAGACCCGCACTAGTAGCCAAATTAGCCGCAGTACCAAGTTGACGCATTTGCTGACTATTAGGATCAGCAAATTGGCGAGTTATATCAAATGAAGCAAGTTGGTCAGGTGTAAAACCCGCAAACTCTCTTGCCTGTAAACCACCAGAAACGCCTTTGGCAGTCTCCAAATTAGCCAAATACGCATCTCTAAATGCAGGATCTAATTGTGACTGCGATGATTGTTTGGAACTTGATAAACTCATCTTATATCTCCGTACTCAAGAAAATTCTTGGATTGACCTTGTAAATCTTACTCATAACTTTTTCCCACCCTTTACGGCCTGTCATGGTCATGTGGGTGCAACCTTCCATTTTTCCGTGTTTTTCAACAAATGGAAGTATCCTGATGACCTCATCCATGTCTCCTGCCGCTAGGAATATATGGATTGATTTCTGCTTGGGATGGGTAATTATTTCAGTAACGATGGCGGTGTTAATACCAGGCCAAAATTGCATTTCATCTTTATCGAGGGCCATTGCGACATCCTCAAGACTATGCGTTCCGTTACCATATTCTAGCGCATTTAATAATAATTGCTCACTTTCCAGAAAATAAGGAACCCACCATTTCGGCTCCCCATTCTCTGTAAATTTACTGCAATCCATTATCTCAAACTACCAGCTTTACCATCAAATCTGATAGTCCCAAGTCGCCAATCAGATAATGTGTTCCCCTCAATCTTTACAGCTATCTGTCTACCAGTAATCCGTAAAGATGTTGGGTTAGCCATCGTATATGGCCCATAGTTATAAACTGTACCAGTTGGGTAAAACTTGGTGCTAAACCTAGCCTTGACATCACCTAATGTCTTTTCATCAGGAATCAGTCCATTAAGGCTTAAAACACGATCTCCCGCACCCAATTCAACTGGTCCAGACTCAGCAAATATGGTCTGCGAATCATAAGCATTTCCTACTTCATGCTCATAAACATATCCATCAGGAGAAACCATAATGGGATTACTGAAGATTCCTCGATCTGTACCGCAAGAACGAGCCAAAGTGCCTACTGCCCAATGATTTTCCCTGTAGTTATAGCTTACATAGGAGTCAACTTCATTGCTAGAAGCACTAGGATAAAACCACCAAATCTCACCATAAGTAGATAAATGGATGGCATAAACTTTAGATGCTTGAGTGGTATTTAAGTTGGTAAATACATAGTCTCCAACATCTGACTGAAGTGGCTTAACAAAGCCATCAAATAGCCAGAACCCTGACTGAGACATCCAAATGCAAGAACTATCAGTAGCCGCTACTGATTGCTTTGAAATAACGCCACAAGAAGAACCAATACGCTCAAAACTGTAAACGTATGGTGGGCCAATATAAGTAGCCGTGTGAACATCTACGTCAGTAAACAGTATGGTAGCCCCACGAATACGCTTGGCACACATCAAGGAGCCAATAGTAGTCAACTCAAAGTCACCTGCTTGATTGGTTGCAGCAGCAGTCCAAACAGTATTGTTTTCTTGGTCTGACCAAGCAATCTTACGTGGATTACCAGAAGCACCCAAGGCAAACAAGAATCGTTCTTGAGTAGTAATCAGCCCTGTACAACTAGTAGGAGCATTTGTAATGGCAGCAGCATCATTTGAAGTATTTAACTGCCACTCAAGAAGTCTTCCATCCTTTGTTGAGCAACCAACCAAATACTCGCCCCATGTGTCCAAGCTCCATGTTGTAGCAGGAGTATAAGCACCAATATCAGGTCTAGGTACACCATAAGCATAACTCCCGTATGTGCTATAACCATAACCAATTTTGAGAACGGCACTAGCATCACCAACTACTAAATCTGTTGGTGTAATGTCTGTCAAAGTATTGGATTCACTCAATACATATAATTTTGAATGTGTGCCAATTGAGATACGTCTGTTATTGTTATTGTCTCGCCAATTAATCAATCCACGAGCTGAACCAGTTAACTGCGTTTCTGTACGCTTACGCCATCCACCAATAGGGCGAATTGTCCCCTCAAACCAACGAACTAGGTTTGAATAGTTCCAACGTCCTTTAGATTGGTAATCTGTACCATTCTTATATACGCCTGGTGGAATCTGAAGTGGTATGTAAGCCATGATATAGATCTTTATACAGATAAGTTAGATACAAAACTCATTGTAGCAATCGCTGATGGTACTGCAGGTCTTGTTGGGCTTGTAGATGTTGTGTAATGCTCAATAGAAACACCAATATCTGACGGCCTCCACATTATCTCAATATAGTCAAGAGCATTCAAGCTTACAAAAAAGTTCATTGCCGCAATTACATGACTTGGGTCGCCTGAAGATTTCCTTGGTGGCATACTAAATTTACTATTTGAATTGTCTATGTTTGTACCATTTTTTCTAAACCAAACATCTACATCTTGTGTGTCATTTGTAGTGTTTTTAAATTGAATAGAAAATTGACAATTCCAAATGCCTGTTTCAGCAACATTTAATCTTGAGTCATTAGATACTGTCACGCCATTTGAAAAGTCAGTAGTATTGAACTTTACTTCATAGGCAGTTGTAGTGTTTGCCGCCACTTGGTCAGTTGAATCTTGAAAAGCCCCATAAGGGTTATTCATAAACTTCCCACCACGAATGCCAAGTACTGAATTTAAAGAATTAACTAGCTTAATAAAAAAGATGTTTAAAAAGCTATTATTTTGGTTTTGTAAGGCAGACGAGTAAACAACTCCAGATGAAGCAAGCTTCGGAATTGGAGGCGTTTCTAGCTGTTGCCTTAAATTAGCCATTTATATCGCCAGTTAATGTTGATGGGAAAGCACGACCATAGCCCCAAATAATCCTGACAGCACCTAATGCACCATCTCCACCAAAAGCGGCTCCACTACTATTTGTAACTCCACCACCGCCACCACCATAATTACCACCCGCACCACCGCCACTATCCGTTCCGACACGGGTATTTGTTGAGCCATTTGAACCACCAGAGCCACCTGTACCAACAGAAGCAGTTGCGGCAGTCTGTGATGATCCTACTCCACCACCGCCACCGCCCGTAGTGCCGCCATAAAGACCTACGCCACCACCACCAGCGCCAGCAGTATCACCTCCAGAACCACCGCCAGTAGAACCAACTGAGCCGTTTGCTGTGTAACCTGCCGCACCGCCACCGCCAGAACCTTGATCTGTACCACCAGCGCCACCAGAATAATTAGCATCACCGCCTGAAGCAGTTCCACCAGCGCCACCAGATGCACCACCATTTGCACCTTTATTAGCGGTTACACCCTCGAATGATGATGTTGCACCACCAACAATAACTGTGTAAGAAGTGCCTGGTACTACTGTGATGTTGTTTTTATAAGCTAATCCACCACCACCACCACCAGCACCATTTCCTGCACCAGCACCGCCCGCACCAATACAAACGACACAAACGCTAGTTACGTTTGCAGGGGCAGTCCATGAATAAGTTCCCGCAGTAGTATATAAATTACTACCATAGCCATTATTCAAGCCACTACCAAATCCTCTTGTAGAGGATGATGCAATCGTTGTTAGGATTGGCATATTTACCTCAAGCAAAAATTGCTTTAGAAACCAATACAGTAAATGCCGCAGAGCCAGTCTTAATTACTGTATATGTATATGCGTCAATTGCACTTGCAGTACCTGCTGTTGGAGCTACACCACCAAGCCATTTGGTGCTTACACCACTTGTTGTCCCATCAACTTGAATTACGTTATTGTAATAAGCAGTAGATCCATTTGTAACCAAATGCACAACAGAAATAGACTCTCCTGTTGCCATCAATGTATCAAGAGTTACTGGAGTGCTTGCACCAGTTAGATTAATTGTCCAGTTGGCAGAAGCATTGCTTGTGTAATACAAAACAGACTGTGTTGTTGCATAGTAAGCAATAGTGCCTGTTGCCGCAGTTGCAGAAACAGTAACTTTTTCTAGTGCATTGACAAACTTTGTACCAACAGCAGTTGTAGATCCTGTAAATGTCTGCTTACCAGTATATACATTGTCTACACCAGTACCAGGCACTACTAAGTTTGTACGGGCATTAGCCGCAGTTGCAGCGCCTGTTCCACCTTTAGCAAGCTTGAGCACAGGACCAGAATCAAACAAAGCATCAATAGAATCCAAGTCAGTATTTAACTTAGTACCCCATGTATCACTAGAAGCACCGACTTCTGGCTTTGTAAGACCTAGATTTGTGGTTGTTGTATCAGCCATATATACCTCATTGAGTAGTTAGTGTCCAAGACTCGGATTGATCGTTTATGTCAGTCCAAGACTCTGATTGATCTGAAATTGCTGACCATGTTTCTGAAACATTATTTACTTCAGTCCAAGATTCTGAAGTATCGTTAATATCTGTCCAACTTTCCGCAATTAATGCAGTATCTTCCCATTTTAGTACAGCAGATACAGTTACTGTAGCATTCCCTATTACAAAAGCACTAGCATTTGTAACTTGGCCTGTGTTGCAAGTAACAGAAGATTCAGATGCAATTGTTGAGGACGCAAGTATTACCGCTAAAGCAGATGCTGTAATGTTTGCTTCAGATTGAACTACTCCACTTACATTCCTAATCAATACTGCGGATGCAGTAATTGAAGATTCCGATGTAATTTGTGAAGCAACAGAAATAATTAATGTTGCACTACAAGTTACAGAGCTTTCACTAGTGACTTGAGATGCAGCTTGGGCTATTCTTTGTGCGTCTGTAGTTACTGTGCTTACAGATGTAATATCAGATGCTACATCTTTGACAATTACGGCATTTACTGAAACTGCGCTATCTGAAGAAATTTCAGATGCTACTGATACTATTTTTATAGCAACAACAACAATAGAACTGGATGAGTCACTTGTAGCAGATACATTTGCAACAACTATTGCGTTGCATGAAACAGATGATGAACTATCTACATTTGCCGCAGCGTCAAATATCCCACCACCACCAAGGGTAGAAAAAGGAGACTGCGAAAATGCACTAAATCCAAACATTATTTAAGATGTCCGTTACCAGCAATCCATGCAAAAAGAGCAACTGTTCCCAAGCCTACAATCCAAAA